GACAAGAAATCAGAATTATGGTGACACTCACGGAAAAGATTGACCAAGGGCTAGACGCATTTCGCGAAGCGTGCCGACCACCCCAGCGATTACTTCCCAGCGACTACGCGCATGATCGGGTGGCAATCTACGAAGGCAAGTCACCACTTTATGACAAGACGGCAACGCCATGGATGAACGAACCGCTTGATCGCTTGGCAGATCCAGAATGCACCGAGATGATTTTGCTTGCTCCGACTGGATCAGGAAAAACAACGATGATGGAAGCAGCATTGGCTTACATTGTGGCAGAAGACCCTGGCCCTACTCTTGTCATTGGGCAAACAAACGAAACAATTTCCGAATGGTTTGAAACCCGATTGATGCACACGTTTCGAGAAACAGCGGAAACAAAATACCTGATTCCAAGCGGAAAGCATCGGCACAAAGCGCGCAAGGATGCGGTGATTTTTTCCCACATGACGCTATTTAGCACGGGCGCGAACATGTCAGGCACCCAAGCTAGATCCATGCGCAGGGTGATTGGCGATGAGATCCACGAATGGAAAGCTGGCATTGTCAGGCAAGCGGAGGCGCGATTGCACGACCGATGGAATCGTCAATTCATCTTGGTTTCACAAGGCGGCGTTATCGGTGACGACTGGCACGGCAAGTGGACGCAGACCAATCAACGGGAACGCTTTTTCAAATGCCCGAATTGCGAGCATGAGCAAACTTTTTCATGGTCAAATGTTCGTTTTGATGAGTTCGATGACGCAATCGCGGCGAGCAAAACGGCGCACATGGTTTGCGAGAATGAAGAATGCGATTTCATCATAACCGAAGATCCAGTTTTGCGGCGGTCACTCTCAACTGGAGCATATTACAAGCAAACGACGAGCGGCATGGACGGCTCACACGGCTATCGTTTCTGCATGCTTGAAAACTGGACAATTCCCTTATCCCGCTTGGTTTATGAGCGAATCATTGCCATGCGCGAAGTTAAACGAGGCAATCTGGAGCTGCTGAAATCATTCATTCAGAAACGATTGGCGGATTTCTGGAACGATCAAAAAGAGGATGAGCGACCAGAGCTGACTGGCGGCGGCTATGCTGTGAATGATTTTGCAGATGGCGAGCCATGGGAGGATGAGCATGTCAGATTTATGACAATCGACCGACAGCAAGACCACTTCTGGGCATGTGTCAGATCATGGACTAGCAACGGAGATTCTCGGATGCTTTGGTATGGCAAAATCGACACATGGGATCGGGTGAAACAGATGCAAGAGCAATACAAAGTCGAAAGTCGAAAAACCGTCATCGACTGCGGATATCAAAAAGATGAGGTTTACAAACGGTGCGCACAATATGGGTGGCTGGCATTGCGCGGCGATCAGCGAGACAACTACCCGCACCGAACGCAATCGGGAAAGATGATTCAAAAATCATACAGTCGTTTTCAAACTGTCCAAGGATCGAACGGCGCAAAAACCATGGTTTGCTTCTTCTCCAACTTGGCAATCAAGGACACCCTACACCAACTCAGAACAGGGCAAGGCGTGAAATGGGAAATCCCTGATGATGCTGGAAGCGAATACTTGCGGCAGATCGACGCGGAGGTTAGGCGCGGAGAAGGTAAAACGGCATTATGGAAAAAGAGGCACAATGACAACCACGCGGTGGACTGCGAAGCGATGCAGGTAGTTTTAGCATCAATTCTCGGATTGATTGGCAGCCCAGAAGCAGAGATCGAGGTGTGAATTTTGACACACGGCAAGAAGCATGGACACTTCCGCCGCTAGTCTTATCAAAGCGTTATATGACGCAGCACAAGACGACCCAAGCATCTTGCAATCACTTATCGCGGCGCGAACCGCTGCACTCACTGGCATGTTGTCAAAAGGGGGCGGGAATACTCTGACAAACAGTCAGAAAAATGGCATCTCTTATTCTGTGCTGGTTTCTTTACCAGAAACAACACGGCTTACAGTTATTAACTCCGCGATTGGGTTTATCAAACGCGGCATTCGTCCAGCATCCAAAGCTGTGGGAGGATTTCAACTATGATCGTAAACCAATTCGGAGAGCCATATAAATTCGCAAAAGGAGCGCAACGCAACACAACGGCGCGACCATGGGAGCCAGTGCAAATGCGAGACATCGGCACTTTGATTCCTTCGTGGGATCGCAAAACGCTTGTTTCAGCATCGCGCAGACTTTACACCAATGAAGGCGTTTTGATTGGAGCGATCCAGCAAAAGGCGATGTATTCGGTCGGTAGATCATGGCAAGCGCAATCGCAAGCCAAGGACACTGAATGGCAAAAGCTCGCAGAAGAAAAGATCAATGATGAATGGTATGGCGTCTGCGATGTGAAAGGCGGGATGCACGATTTCAAAACGAGCTTGTATCAAATTTCATGCGCGATTGATCGAGACGGCGAAGCATTTATACTACTGACAAAAACCGATGATGACTATCCGCGGATTCAGCACATTCCGAGTCACAGAATCTCAACACCGCAAGACTTCCGCGATGGCAAGCTAACAACGGGAGCTTACCGAGGATTGACGCTAACGGACGGCGTTATTTACAGCAAAGGATCACCCGTTGCCTTCTGCTATGTCGATGAAGATCAGAAGCTGATTCAATACCTATCAGCTCGCGATTGCATCCATCTTTACGATCCGAGTTTCCAAGAGCAAGGGCGCGGATTACCAGCAGCAACGCACGCACTCAACGACCTCCGCGATGCTTTGCAATCTCACGATTGGGAACGTCACGCGCAGCTAATGCTTTCCAGCATTGGTCTTATCGAATACAACGACACAGGATTGCCAGACCCCGATGACCCGATGAACGTGCTAAATGGCTCGCCGTCATCTTGCGGCGAGAAAGGAATCATTCAAGAGTCATACCAAGGCGGACAGGTCAGATACTTTGCTGCCAAGTCAGGCGGCAAGCTGGAAACGATCAAGAACGATCGCCCTGGTGACATGTGGGAGTCATTCCAGAATCGAATCTATCGCAAGACGCTTGCCGGTATGAACTGGCCATACTCGATGATTTGGCACGCCACAGGACAAGGCACAGCAGAACGGGCTGACCTCGGACGCGCACAACGTGCAGTTGAAGATCGACAGGACTTGCTGGAATACGCAGCTAAGCGCATGGTCGGCTATGCAGTTGCGAAGTTCATCAAGCGCGGTGATTTGCCAGCAAATGATCAGTGGTATCGCTGGAAATTCAGCTACCCGAAAAAAATCACCATTGATGACGGGCGAGTCAGCAAGGAATTGATCGAGATGTGGAAAGCTGGATTTTTGAATCCTAATGACGTTCTCGGTTACCTTGGCAAAACTCCAGAGGATCACATCGACGAACGGATCAACTACCTTGTCATGCAAAAGGTCAAAGTCGCAAACGCAAACAGCGCGTTGCCAGACGGCATTCAAATTGAAGATCGCGAAATGGCGATGCTAACCCCTAACGAAACAGCACAACCAGATGGCAATCAACCTGCAACCAACTGAGGAGATGGCAGCCGAAGCCAAGCGCGGTCTTGAATGGCGCCGTGAATACGGGCGCGGCGGCACTGAGATCGGAGTTGCACGCGCTCGCGACATCAGCAACCGAGCAACGCTATCTGCCGACACGATCGGGCGCATGGTTTCCTATTTCGCTCGGCATGAAGTTGATAAAAAAGCTGAAGGATTCAGTCAAGGCGAGCAAGGATACCCATCGGCAGGACGAATCGCATGGGCATTGTGGGGCGGCGATGCTGGTCAATCGTGGGCAAACTCAAAACAAAAACAACTAAAAGCAAACAATATGATCGAGATTGAAAACAAAGCAGCGAAGGTCAAACTAAACGATAGCGTCCACAAATTAAGCGTGGACGAAGTTATCGAGCAGATCGACAAGGTTTATGGTATGGCGGCAGTTGATGCGTGCTATTCCTTCGGAGAAGTCACAGCATCGGCAGATGGCGCGGTTGATACTCTCGAAATAGAGATTCACAGCGCCGGCGGGAGCGTATTTGACGGCTATCGCATTTACAACTCTATGCGCGAACTATCGGCGCGAGGCGTAAAGGTCACGGCGAAGATCAACACAATGGCGGCATCTATGGCCTCCGTTATTGCCATGGCAGCAGACCGCATTCAGATCGCAAGCAATGGTAGAATCATGATCCACGATGCAAGCGCGGGGCAGCATGGAAACGCTGAGCAACTCCGCAAGACTGCCGACATGCTGGATGAAATCAGCGATGACATTGCGGCAATTTACGCAGAACGCACGGGCAAAGATAAAGACGACATCAGAAAAATGATGCTCGCTGAAACTTGGATTAAGGCAAGTGACGCAATCGAAATGGGATTTGCAGATGAAATTTTTGACACGAAAACAAAAACGATGAGCATTCTTGATAAATTCAAACCAGACGCCGCCCTGGTCGAAAAAGTGAGCGGATTAGAAACATCGCTTGCCGATGCTGAAAATCAGATCACCGAAATGTCGGCACAACTGGTGGAGGCTCAAAACGACCTTGCAAACGCAATCAGCGAATTGACCGAAGCCAAAAACAGCTATTCGACTTTGACCGCTGAGCATGACGCCGCAAGTGAAGCTTTGATCAACGCGCAAACTGAGCGTGACTCTCTCGCTTCTGAGATCGAAGCAGTCAAAGCATCAGCATCATCCAAGGCCGCTGAAATCCTCGCGTCCGCTGGAGTTCCTCCATTGGAAAACGTGGATGACGGATCTATCAATTCAAAAAACAAAACTCTCCAAGAGTTCAACGCGCTCACGCCTGCCGATCGCATGAACTTCGTCAAAACTGGCGGCAAAATCATCAACTAACATAACACATGTCTAACACACTTACTAACTTAGTGGCTGACGCTTAATCCGCGCTTGACGTGGTTTCGCGTGAGCTTGTCGGATTCATCCCATCTGTAACTCGTGACGCTTCTGCCGATCGCGTTGCCGTTGGTCAAAATCTTCGTTCCTTTAAAACTGCCGCAAACACGGCAGGTAAGGACATCACCGCTGCAATGGCTTTTCCTGCAATCGCAGATCAAACCGTTGGCAACGAAAACATCACCATCACCAAGGCTCGCGCTTTTCCATTCTCTTGGAGTGCCGAGGAGCAATACGCTGTAAATCAAGGGGCTGGCACTTTGTCGGTCGCTCAAGATCAAATCGCCCAAGCCATCCGCGCTGCTGTAAATGAGATCGAAAACGACCTTGCTGACGCTGCCGCACTTGGCGCATCGGGTGCAATCACTCCAAGCAACAGCACGCTTTTCAACACCACGCTGAAAGATGCTGCTTTTGCCAAGAAGTTCTTGGATGACCGCGGCGCACCACTTAGCGACCGTCACATGGTTCTTAACACCACGGCTTCGGCTGCAATGCGCGGATTGACACAACTCACCAATGTTGGTGACGCTGGAGACAACGGATTGCTTCGCCAAGGCGTTCTTGGCAACCTCATGGGCTTCGGTGTTCGTGAATCCGCTCAAATCGGATTGACCGCCACTGCCACAGGTGCAAACTACCTTGTTGACCTTGTAGCAGGTTATCCAGTCGGCAGCACCACGATCCACGTTGACACAGGCACTGGCACAATCCCGACAGGCTCGCTTGTAACCATCGGTGGCAACACTTACACCGTGACTAGCGGATTTGCAGGTGACGGAGACGGTGATATCACCATCGCAGCACCTGGACTTGTCAAAGCAATCGCCAACAACGATGTTGTAACGGTTCTTTCCGCTCAAGATGCTAACGCCGCATTCAGCCGCAACGCAATCATCCTTGCAACTCGCTTGCCAGAAGTTCCACTTGGTGGCAACGACCTCGCCTTGATGCGCGAAGTTGTAACCGACCCACGCAGCGGACTGAGCTTTGAGCTTGCTGTTTACCCTGGCTATCGCATGGTTCACTACGAAATCGGTGTTCTTTGGGGTGCTAAAGTTCTCAAGCCAGAGCATATCTGCTTGCTTGCTGACTAATCTTTTCAGTTGGTAGTCATAACTTCCATCCCGTCAGAAATGGCGGGGTGGTTTTTATTGATTATTAAATAACAAACCGCAACTTACAAAAGAACACTTTATGGCTATCACATCCGCTCAAACATATAACGGCACCAGCTTCATAGCAACCCCAGCTTCAACACTGACTAGAGGAAGCCTCACAGTGGGAGTAACTGCCACGCAAGAATTGTTCACAACTGCCGATATTGGCTATGCAATTAGCTCAAGGCTTACCACAGCAAGCACCACGGCAACGCTAGACGTTCAAACAGGTGTATGCACTGGCAGCGCGGCATTTGTTGCAGGAGTTGCACAAGTCGAAACTGCCACAGTAGTTGCCGCGGCTGGGGCAACATCAAACGGCAACTGTATTGTTACCGTAACGGGATCAACTTTAACGGGATCGCCGCTAGCTGTGACAATCCCATTAACAACAGCATCTAACACCGCCACACTGGTTGCAAGCGCACTTGCTGCGGGACTTAACGCAAACACAGCCATCGCTGCCAAATACTCGGTGGCAAGCTCAGGTGCCATTATTTTATTGACAGTAAAAGCAGACGCGAACGGCAATTACCTAGCCAATGATGGAACGCTTAACATAGCGATACCTGGCGGTTTAGGTATCACAGCGGCATCAACAAGCACAGACACAACTGCTGGAGTTGCCAGCAGTGGCGTGCAAGTCTTAGACGGAGACGGAAAAGACTTTGAAGGCTTGACACTGCCATCCATGGCGCGGATTTACGCGCTTGAAATCAACGTGACAAGCGGCAGTGCATCGGCATCGAACGGCACGCAGGTTTTCCCCCTGCCTTGCAAGATTTGGAACACTAGCGGCATTACTGGCAGCATGTTGACCTCTGATTTAGTTATCACAGCTGCATCAGCAGGAACTAATGTTACGATCACCGCTTTGGGCAAATCATCGTAACGCTAAAAACTTCAATGTTGGCCATTTTTGACCATGATTCACATTTCAACGCATTCACTGGAAACGGTGGATGCGTTTTCTTTTGACTTGATGCGCTAGTATATGAGCGAATTAGACGACTTCATGCTTTCTCACAATGACGAGAGCGATTCAACAATGGGGACGGAAAACATGACGTGCAACAGTCAAACCTTTCCAGTTGTTGTCAACATCTTGGCAAAAACTGTGGACGGCGAGTATGGCGGATTAGAGCCACAGATCCGAGGGACGGTCGTTGCGCAACCTGCCGACATTACAAACCCGATGTTATTGCTCAACAAACGGGCTTCGATAAATAGCGTAGTTTACCGCATCACGGGCGTGGACGTTGGCACGATTGGAATCACCTTCACGCTCGGCGACCCGAACGAAACGCGATGATTAAGATCACCATCAGCCCGGCGCAGCGTAGAAAGCTTGATGCGGAAATGAAAGAGTTTGCCAAGCGTGCTGGTGTTGCAGTTGGTGATACCGTTGTCATTCTCGCTCAATCATGCGCAAAGGAGCTGGCAAGGAAAGTTCAGCCATGGGGATTGAACCAAGGAACTGGCGACAGGTTCATGCAATCCATTGCAAAGCAAGTTCACAAAGCCGCAAAATACGCAGTTGGCAACGGAATAGACGGAGAGATTCAAGATGTTCACGCCAAGCTAAGAAATAAAAAGGGGCAAGTTGACGTTGATGCGCCAAAACAAATCAATCCAAAGCGCGAATGGTTTATTTCTGGCAAGGTCAATTATTACATCAAGCAGCAACAAGCCAAAGCAGGAAAAGCAAAAGCTGGATGGATTGCGGCCGGTGAAAATATCAACTCGCCATTGTTGCTGACATCAAAAAACAAGCAGCGCAAAATCAAAGGAGTCAGCAAGTGGATTCGCAGGCACGTAAACGAGCCAAACGGAACGGCAAAATTCAATCGCCAACAAGGATTATCATCGAGCGTTGCGCTGACAAATAAGGTCGATTACGCATACAGCGCAAACAATACAAACAAGGGCTATGTTGCATCATCCCTTGACGATGGCTACAAAAGAAGCGTAACTGTTTTGCGCAAAAGGATTAAAGAACTATCATGAAAACACAATTACTCAAGGAACGAATCGTTGACATTCTCAATGCTGAAATCACGGAGATCGAAAGCTACGATGCAGAGCAATTTGCATTTGTTGAATTGCCTAACATTAGCGTCAAAATGCAATCATGCGAGCGCATGACGAAGGCGATGACGAAGGCATTTACGTCTCAAGTGGAAATCACTTTGCGAGCGCACAGCGGCGATTCTTTATCGGTCGATCAGATAAACGAGGTAACAAATGACATCGAGGCATTGCTGAGCGATAATTTCAAAGATCAGATCAATGCCGGCATCAACAATCTTTGCGTTGACTACTTCGCGCATAACGGCGGAATCCCAGAGTGGGAGGATAACACCTTGCAATGCCGATTCGATTGCGAGGTGATTTTTCAGATAATTTGACACAATCCAAAAAGTATCATGGCAACTTTACTTGGCGCAACGAACGGCGTATTTGGAATCGCAAATGCGCAAACAGGATTTCTTCTTGATTCAACATCATGGGCATATTCCGATGACGTGAAAATGGTCAAGAACATCAGCGGTGACGACACAGGGGAAGCGCATTACAATGAGCGCGTAGAGATTCAGCTTAGCGGATTCTTGCCAGCAACGAGCGCATTTGCAGGAACGCTCGCTAGCTCCATCGCTCTTGCAACAGTGCCGACCGATCACCTTATCGGCAGCATTAGCACGGGAATGACAATCATCCAAACGATCACCCGCAACAACAGCTCCGAGGATTACCAACGCATCGAGCTAACCGCCAAGTATAGTCCAACAATCGTTTCAGCCTAATAAATTTCAAAACTAGAAAATGAATAACTTCCTTGGAAAAAAAGGAGAGTCGTTGTCTCACTTAACAATGCAGACAACAAACCCGCAGATCGCAGCAACGATCATTGCAATTGACGTTCCGCTTCTCAAATCCGCACCGATGAAAAACTTTGTCGGTGACGGGTTGAAAGCTCCGCGCATTACTTGGCATTTCGCAGGTGCATCGCCAACAGGCAACACGGCGAGCATGGTAATTGATGCGTGGCATAACGATGCTTGGTTACAAGCTAACCCAACGCACACAGTCGCAAAAATCAAACGAGCATTTGAGGCGATGAAGGCACTTGCTCAGCAAGCTAAAGGCAGGGACATTTATGTCGATCGCTGCATGTTTTCCGATACCATTTGCACCGCATCCACGCCTCAAGCGGCGACCATGATTGCGCTTGGTCATCCGTGTTTTGGTTACACTTTGCATGCTGGATCATACTTTTGGCACTTTAACCGCACGGCAGATGCTGACATGGCACTCTGGGAGGATAAGTTGATCCACGAGAAGTTGCCCAGCGAAGACCTCAGCTATATCAAGACGGCGTTGCTCAATTGGCGGCAACTACTAACCGACATTAAGACACCAACGCACACAGCGGTGCAGCACGGGCGAAGAACGGCTTATGTAGGGCGCGACGATGACGCTAAAGCGCAATCACAAATCGAAAAACTACTTTACAGAAAATGAACAATACACCAATCGTAAAAGACCATCAGTTGCGACCACTCACCAAGTTTGCTTGGAATCGCATTCGTGAATTCTTTCCATCCGAGAAATCGAGAGGGAAGGAAATTTCATTCTTGGCAATCTTCGGTTACGCCGCGCTTGCATCACTTGATGAAAAGGAAACGCTCAGAGCATACAACGACGACGATGCTTTTTTCGACGCTATGGCAAAGGTCGGCATGAGTTACACCGAGGATGACGAAACGATCGTTGGTGAATACGTGCAAGGAGTCATTAACCGATGGGAGGCGGCACAGGTCGAAGTTGAGCAAACGGGAAAGCGGGAATCGTAAGAGCGGATCCACCCGATGACGATGACTATGTGGTCGATTTGATTGCGAGCGAATATGGGTGGTCAAGAAATGAAATCAGGCAACTACCAATGGACGAAGAAGCGCGGATCATTCATGCAATCCTTTTCCGAAAAGGCGCACGGGTTTTCCGCAAGAATATCACAACTGAAAAGATCACAAAGTCACTTGCTGACAGGCTCGCAGAAATCAACGAGCAAGCGCAAATTGACATAGATTCAGAAATGGAGGGAATAACATGGC